GCGATACAGCTTCGGCGTTTCGGACCCGCTCGGAATCTACGGTTCTCAGGGTGCGTAAATAGGTATCTGTGGGAAGTTCCCACAGGGGGGAGTGGAGGTTAATCGGGCAGATTCCTCCTCTCCCCCGACCTGTTTTATTCATCGTGAATGACGCCCATATCCGAAAGAGAGATCGGCTCTATCGAAGAGAAGGTTAAAAGCCTTGAGCATAGAGCTAAAAGCGATCGAACTTCCATCAATTCAATGATAGATGAAATTGATTCGGTAAGGCTAGAGCTTCATCAGTTTAAAAATAAAGTTTACGGAGTTGGCTCTGCTCTTATATTTTTTCTCAGTATCCTTACTTGGATGATTGACTATTTTGTGAGGAAGTAAGATGCCTGCAAAGAGTAAAAAATCAAAGAGCAAGGTTAACGAAGCTGGTAATTACACAAAGCCTGCAATGCGTAAGTCCTTGTTTAATAAGATTAAAGCAGGAAGCAAAGGTGGAAAGCCCGGTCAATGGAGCGCGAGGAAAGCGCAGATGTTGGCTAAAGAGTATAAGGCCAAGGGCGGAGGCTACAAAGATTAATGGCTATCAAAAAGCCTCAAAAGTCTCTGAACAAATGGACGAAGGAAAAGTGGGGAACCAAGTCAGGTAAGCCCAGCACTCAGGGGCCTAATGCTACCGGAGAAAGATACTTACCTGAAAAAGCAAGGAAAGCTCTTTCGTCTAGCGAATATGCCGCGACTTCTAGAAAGAAACGAGAAGATACTAAGAAAGGAAAACAGTTTTCCAAGCAGCCCAAAGCAATAGCAAAGAAAACTGCGAAGCACAGAAAGAAGGTTTAGCATGGCTATTAAACGCGGAAGTGAAACGTTCTCTGGATATAACAAACCTAAAAGAACTCCCAATCATCCGAAGAAGAGTCATGCTGTTCTCGCTAAAGAAGGAAGTAAAATTAAATTAATCCGATTTGGGGAGAAGGGTGCTGAAACTGCTGGCAAGCCCAAGGCTGGCGAGTCAGACAGAATGAAGGCAAAGCGAAAATCTTTTAAAGCCCGACACGGCAAAAATATTGCTAAGGGCAAAATGTCCGCTGCGTATTGGGCGGACAAGGTGAAATGGTAATGAATGGCAAGATGAAGATGAATATGAAGAAGATGGCTGGCAAGAAGGCTGGTTATAGCAAGGGCATGGACATGATGGAAGATATGAACATGAGGAAGGGCGCAGCCAAGAAGGCAGCTAAGAAGAAAGCAGCTAAGAAATCTGCAAAGCGCAAGTAACGCTTTGTAAACCAATCCTGTCAGACTTAAAAGACAGCACGCGGACTGACAGGTTAATTGCGTGCAATGAGGTGAACAATTATGGGTACGACGACTTTTACTGGACCGATCAAGGCTGGAACGATTCGAGACACGACTGGCACTACCGTTGGTAGTAATGTTGCGAATGTTGGATCTGTTGTTATGGCGCAGAGTGCGGTGATCAACGAAGCGGCTTCCGGTACGGCTACTGATATCGTCATTCCGGCAGGGAGTCAGGTCATCAACTGCACAATATTCCCAACGACTGTATTTGCTGGGGATATAACTTTAGGGACCTCTTCGACCGGACAGGGTTTTGCCAGCGCGACTGCGCCTGCTGATAATTCCAGAACCGTTTTTGCTCCTGTCGATAACGCTCTCTGGAAGGATGTTGGAACTTCTGATGTGAGAATTTATCACGATGGCGCTAGTGCTGGTGGCGGCGTTGGTGTCCTTACTGTCGAGTACATTCAGAACAACAACCTGAGCTAACCATTGTCCGACCCCCAATGGTATAAGGATTTAAGTCCCAGAGGAAGAGAAGCCGTAGATCAGACTTTGCATTTGATCTGCGGCTTTTCTTTATCTGCACTCGGCGGTGCTTACTCGTCTGCTGCCGCACTTTACATGAGAGAGTTTTGGCTTCAATGGCCTGTCGAAAGAGTTGCAGACACCAGAAAAGATATGGCTTTTTGGTTGGCTGGAATGGGACTTTTTGAAATTTGGAGATACTTTAAATGATTAAAAACTTTTTGATTTCACTGCTTACGATACTAGCATTTGCAATGCCATCGTATGCAGCGGCTCCGTCTGTCAAGAAACAAGCGAGGGATGGTGACACCTCCGTTGACTTCGGCATGATGACAGTCGATTTTGTTACTTCAAACACAGCAGGTGTGTACAGCCTTGGTTTTTCTTACCCGCTATTTTCGCTTGACTGGTCTAATGGAGCTGGGGGCTTTGCTGCTGAGCTTCATGTCTGCGATACGCCGAACGGAGGCGGCGGCGGGGACTTGAGTGCCAGTGGCGAATGCACGCTTGTTACTGCGCTAGCGACTACGGATTTAACTGTAGAATCTTTTAAGTCCAAGAAGCGTTATATAGTTATTGAGATTACAACGGCGGGAACTGGAAAGCTCACTATCAAGGGAAGCTGGGACCAAATCAGTAATGCTAGCGATACTCTTACTGGCGCAACGGACGGCAGCTTTATTTCCGGTATCAACGGCTTGTCTTCAATCGAGTGGGGCGACGGTTACAGAGATATGATTACGGCTTCGGTCACCAGTCCGGGCTGGATCGTAGGCACGACGTTTCTCCCCTACTTCAATACGAACGGCGTGAAGGCTAATTGCCCAACTGCCACTTTAGGCGCGGACCCGGCCAAACCGTGGTTCACTTGCCCATCGACTGGCCTTCTTAAGACGAAGACATCGGGGATTTTTCTCGATATGGTCAACATGACCCCGAACGAGTCGTGGCCGATTAACCTCGATCTTTACACGGCTGGAGACACAGACCCCAACGGTATTGGGATTACCATCAAGGCTTCCGGTGGCTCGCAGACCGTGGGTGATGAGGGTGCTAACGGTATCCGCCTTGCGATGAACCCAAACTGGGGGAACGCTTTTGGTACAGCCGCAATCCCCGCAAGTACAGGAAATTTTGTTTCCATCCCGTTAGAAGCCGTTTCAACGGAAGACAGTCGGTATATAGGCATTGGTAAGCCGCTCGTCTTCTCTGGTTCGTCTTCTGCGTTCACGCGCACGCCTGCTGCACAGCCTCCCTCCACGGTCATCGTTGGCAACGTGAAATCTGGCACGACTAAAGCCGACTGGACGGTCACTACAACCGTTAACGGAACGGGTATTGAAGCTGATAACTGGTGTGTTTCCCACGACGCCTACAATATCGCCTCCACGCCGGGCACCGGCACGGAGTCCCGCTACTGGCTGAAGATTTCTGCAATCGCGGTGGACGGTTTGTCCTTCACAACGCAATGGTGGTCGCAAGGCGTAGACCAGAAGTACCCCGACTCGCACCTGTGGTCGCTCGACCCGGACTCTCTTAGCTTTGCCCCTTGCTACACGATCACGGGCGTTTCGCAGAGTGAAAGCACAAAGCTCGTTGACGCCGTCACGGTCTACAAAACCTCTTCCTACTCCGAAGCTGGATCTGTCGGCTGGGACGTTGTCCCCTACGGTGAGTTCAAGACCACAGGCGTTAAGGTTCTCCTGAACGCCGACATCAACCCGGCAGGCGCAGGCGCGGCCTTCACGGCACAGAACCAGATTGACTTTCGAGGCCGACATCAGATCACCAACGCCTTCAAGATCGAAGGCGCGAGCTGTGCCACAGACAACCGCGCAACCTCATGCCTCAAAGACGGTACGAAGGGTGCGTTCGCGTACGGTCTCGACATCGCCGAGTGGGGTGCCGAGACTGGAGTGCGTTACAAATACTACCAAGGTGGCGACCTCGGTGCCGGTGGTAAGTTTGCCATCATCGACCCCCCGACAGCCAACAACGACTGGGGAACCCCCTATGTGGGCATCCCGGTCATCGGCGTGGACGGCGCTCCCGCGAAGTCCCTCATCGTCTCCTCCGACAAGGGATGGGGCGTGGGCCAGCAGGGCTTCAACCTCGGCCACTTCGCCGTGGTCGATGGCGCTGTGTCGCACACCAACGGAAATATGCTGGTCTGGTCGGACGCTGAGGGGGCCTACATCGAGTCGGCCCAGCCGACCCCGCCCAACACCTCGTTCTCGAACTTCCCAGAAATTGGTGACGCCGAGAATGTACTTTACGGAACCGGAGACGGACTCACGATCTCCGCGTGGGACTCTTCATATACGGCTACTGATCTTGTTGGAGCTACATACACGGTGAGCCTGCCAGAAATTACGGGAGCGACCGACATACACAATAGGGTAGAGATCTGGATTGAACCCGGAGTGACATTGACTGTTCAAGGCCATACCAATGACGCAACGGCTTTGAGCTTCAACCTCATAGCGACCGGCGCAGGCACGGCAAGTATGACGTTCACCGCTGCGGCAAGCAACATCGCGTGCAAGGCTGAAGTGTTTGTGCGAGCGAATAATGCTGTCATGACATCTAGCACTTGCCCGACGCAGACCTTAAGCAATCCGTAGAATGTCGCCTTTAAACTCAGCAATAAACATAACAACTTTTTGGGCTTCCATCGGCATTGTAGCCTCTGCCGTCGGTGGCCTTTTCACTATGCAGTTATCTCATACCTCTGCCAATGGACACAGCTCCCTTGCTGAGCAATCTGAAGTTTCTGATGTAAAGATCAAAATAGAAAGGATAGAAACTGAAGTAAGGCACAATAAAGAGATACTGAACGACCTCAAGACTGACATAAGGCATATCAAAAAAGAGCAGGACGACTTCAACAAGGAAGTTTTGGAGGTTATCCGTGGCAACTAGCGGTAGCGTTTCATTTCTCCCTGACGTTGGAGAAATTGCAGAAGAAGCATTTGAGAGAGCGGGATTGATAATTACTTCTGGTTATGATCTTCGGACAGCCAGAAGGAGCTTAGATCTTTTGCTCATGGAGTGGGCTAACCGAGGTATTAACTTGTGGTGTGTTAGCGAATACACTCAAGGTTTGGTCGCTGGTCAGGGGCAGTACACCGCAGTTAATTCTTCTCCCAATGTTGCTGTTTCGATACTCGAAGCAGTTCTCAGGTCCGATGCTGGCGATGCAGACAAGCAAGTCGATTACGATCTAAGCAGAATATCGAGAAGTACTTTTCAAAGCGTTCCGTCGAAGCTCGCCCAAGGAAGACCAACTCAGATTTACGTTGACAGACAGCGAGGGCAGATCAATCTGAATCTCTGGCCCGTGCCCAACGATTCTACCCAAAAACTTGTCTACACATATATAAGAAGAATGGAAGACACCGGACCCGGAGGCGCTTATGAAGCAGACGTGCCCGCTAGGTTCTGGCCCGCTCTTGTATCCGGTCTGGCCTACAACATCGCGTTGAAAAAGCCTCAGGTTGCAGACAGAATTCAAATGCTGAAACAAATCTACGATGAGCAGTTTCAGTATGCAGTTGAAGAAGACAGGGAGAAGTCGCCGCTCAGACTCTTTCCCGGAGGGTACGACTGAGTGGCTTCCTACGCTAAAGGCAAGAAGGCTTTTGGCTTCTGCGACAGATGTGGTTTTAGATACGATCTAAAGGATCTCAAGTCTGAAACTGTAAATCTTGTCAGCACTAATCTTTTAGTTTGTGAAGAATGTTGGGATCCAGATCATCCCCAGAACATGCTCGGAAGAATCAGATACGACGATCCCCAAGCCCTCCGCAATCCCAGACCTCTTGGCGGAATAAGCGGCAGAGATCTTCCCGCTGCCTATAGGTGGGACTTCAAGAACCCAACGGTCACTATTATACCGTCTGGAGCTTACGCTGGGCTTAGCGTTATTGATGGCTGGTTTGGACACCAGTGCACCATATCAGCCCAAGCGAGCTCTGAGTCTCTCAGGGTCGATGGTAACAATAGACCAACAGAACTCGGTGGTGATCCGACTATTTCACAGGGGTTTGACTATTCCGGGGAAGGCAACCATCAAAACTTAAACATAGATACTTCTGTTTATAAGTATGTTGTAAGTTCATTTAGAATAGACACACCTACCGTATTTACAGATAAAAGTCAATTTGTTTTCAATTTTGATGGTAGCTTGTTTTGGACAGACCAAACTACTCCGTCTCCGTATCCGTGGTCTGCGGATCGGAGGCAGATTGCAAAACCTTTTCCTTATCTTCCTTTAAGTCAAGCTGCGTCCGGGTTTTCTGCAAGCGATAAAAATATGACAACAAGGTTTAAACTTGTTTGGGATATGTCTAATGATCCCACTTGGACGGGAACAGTGACTGGTTTGAGAATAGATTATATGGACTCTAGGCAAGAACCAAGAGTTGATGCCGATAAAGATTCGGGAATAATTGACGTTGAGTACATAGAAGTTGTGGCTTTTCACAACATAGATTTATAGGAGTTTAAAATGCCCAAAGTTGGAATGAAGAATTTTTCGTATGACCAGACCGGATACCAGAAGGCTATGCAGGAAGCGCAGCGTACCGGATTACCTGTCGAGTTCGAGGATAAGAACTACGCACAGTATTCGTGCGGAGGGTCTGTTCACGGCAAAGGCTACAGAAAAGCTAGGATGCCCAAGAAGGGGAAGTAAAAATTGATTGCCTACACATTAGATAGTCTTCGCGCTGCAATAGACGAATGGTTAGAAAATGACTTCTGGGGGGATACCGACCAGAAGGACAACATCATCTCTATGTCTGAGGAGAAGATCTATAAGACCGTAGGCATTGCTGGGTTTAACACGACGACTAAAGCCTTAACATTTAATACTGGAGTTGGAATTCCCACAACCCCGCTCCCTAGCAGATTAACCGCAGAGTCACCAGTAACTCCAATATCAATGAGATTGCCGGCTGATGGAAACGGGTATTATTCGTATCTGCTTCTTAAGGACTTTAATTTTTGTACTGAATATTACGGGAATTTAAATGGAACTCCAAAAGTATACGCTTTCTACAATAATGAAGATGATAATTACAACCCGTATGTAACAATTTTCCCTCGACCAGACACGAACTACACAATAGCAAACCCTATACGTTTTCAATATTTTTATAAACCTGAGTCTATAACTGAAGTAACCGGGACTGCCTCCACTTGGCTCAGCACATATGGACAAGAAGCATTGCTCTATGCGTGCATCACAAATGCTTACATATTCATGAAGGGCGATGCTGACTTGATAAATTTATATGACACCAAGTTCAAAGAGGCTTTGCAAGCCTTGGTGTTTGAGCAAGGTGGCAGCTTTAGAAACCCGGCATACAACGCAATGGATGTGCCGAATAGAAGCATGGTGAATCAATAATGGCGTCTACTTACACAGATGGACTTGGCATCGAACTCATTGGTACTGGCGATAGGGCTGGTTCTTGGGGAGATGTAACCAATAACAATCTCCAATCTCTTGAACAGAGCATTAGAGGTGTTTCAACGGTAGCCCTTACCGGAACGACCAGCACTCTAAACATTGGAGATGGCTCTACTGCTTCTGAGACTGCGACGGACGCAGCAGGAAGATCATCTGTAATTATATTTTCTGGAACCTTAGGCGCGACCCATACAGTGACTTTGCAGGTCGGCGGAACGAATGCGGACAGAGCATCTTTCGTTGCCATGAATGAAACGACGCAAAATGTCGTGTTATCGAGAGGTAGTGGCAACACTGTAACCATTCCGAGTGGTTACACAGCGAGAATATTCCTAGATGGAACAGACGCCAGAAACGCCTTAGCCAATCTCAAGCTAGATAAAATCAGATTTGAAAATGATGAGATAACAAACGCAACGGCAGGAACATTCAGGATTACTGGAGATATTGCTAATCTTGGAGAGTCATCTGGAACTGATGATGTATACCTGACTACTCCATCTACAACCAAAGATTTAATTCTACAGACAAATGGAATAACTTCTGGTAGATCCAAGATAGTAATTGATAGCGCCGATAATGGAAACATTGACATAACCCCACACGGTACAGGCTCTGTCGTTATAAGTAAGGCAGATATAAACAGCGGCACTATAGATGGAACCACTATAAATGCTACGTCTGTAACGACATCTTCAGCAACAATAACTGGCGGAACTATAAATAATACCATTATAGGCGGAGTGACTCCAGCCGCAGGCACCTTCTCTACTGTAAACATAGATGGTGGAACTATAGATGGTACTATCATAGGCGGAACAACTAAAGCAGCAGGCAACTTCTCCACTGTAGATATAGATGGTGGAACTATAGACGGAGCGACTGTAAATACGTCCACGATTACAGGCTCCACCATCTCTGGAAGCACAGGCTCTTTTACAACGCTTACCGCAACTGGAACAACTACCGCAGCAGCAATAAACGCATCAGGGAACATTGATTCTGACGGGGATATAACTGCCAGCAACTTTACGGCAGATGCTAACGGAAATATCTCTACGTCGGGAACCGGAACGATCTCAACCGTCAACGGAAATATCTCCACCTCTGGAACTGGTTCAATTTCGTCCGCCTCTACAATCACCGCAGCAACTGGCATCACAGCAACTACTGGAGGCGTAACAGCAACTGCTGGAGGATTGACCGTCACAGCGGGCGGAGCGGATATCTCTGGCGGAATAAATAATAATAATGGTGGTATAACAAATGCAGGAAATATATCCGGCGCTGGCACTATAGGCTCTGGAGCAATTACAAGCTCAGGAGCGATTACAGGCGGAGCGATTACAGGGACTAGCCTCGACGTTGGAACTGGTGCATCGAACACTGTCACAGCCGGGAAGGTTCTTTCAGGAACTTTAGATCACGCAGCTTCAATCACCTCAAAGATTAGCAATGTAGATAAATTCAACGTAGACGGAAATGGCGCTCAGGTCGTAGCTTCGAATGGATATTTAAATATGTCCTCTACGTCCGGTGCGACAGGGTTTGGGTTTAGAAACAACAGCGGTTCGCTAGAAATAAAAAATAGCTCGGCCGGAAGCTGGGGATCTATCGCAGTTCTTTCAGGTTCAAATTTGTCCGTTAGTGGATCTGTGACCGCCGGAACCACTGTAACAGCAACGACCGGATTAACTGTTGCTGGCGGCGGAGCAAATATAACCGGAAACAGCACGATAGGTGGAACGCTTGGCGGTCTGACTGGCTTAACCGTAGATAGCGGCGGAGCAACGGTTACTGCTGGCGGGTTAACCGTTTCTGCTGGCGGAGCGACCATATCCGGTAATAGCACACTAACAGGAACCCTCGGTGGGCTAACTGGTCTAACCGTTGCCAGCGGCGGAGCAAATATAACCGGAAACAGTACGATCACAGGAACACTTGGAAGCCTGACTGGTCTAACTGTTGCGAGCGGAGGAGCAACAATTACTGCCGGCGGTTTGACTGTTGATGCTGGTGGAGCAGACATAACCGGAAACAGCTTAGTAACAGGAACACTTAGAGCTACGTCAACTTTAACTGCAAGCTCAGGTCTCAATGTAACCTCTGGCGGAATTACCGTTGGATTAGGTGGAATCAATAATGGTAACGGCGGTATTTCAAATGCTGGTGCAGTCGCTGGAGTTAGTACACTTACAGCAAGCGGGTTAACCACATTTTCTGGACCGAGAGTTGATATAAAAGATTCACTCACTTTCGGCCCGTCAACTTCACAGGCATCAATATATACAAACGCATCGGCTTCAGCCGGATTAGGTACTGAGCAACTTCGTTTCTACAACTCGTCTGGAGTTGCACTACCCGGCACTACAGGAAAATACTTCAATATAACATCACAGGGAGGATCTACTGGAGTCGGGTTTAGATCAAGCAGCTCTATAGTAGAAGTAAGATCTAAAGCTACGGCAACAGCAGATAATTGGGGTCGCATCTACCACTCCGGCATGGTTAGTGGAGATGGTGCTTTCTTTGAGCATACAGTTGCATTAAGCACAATAGGCACTCTACCTCAAGACTATTCAACTACTCATCTTTTAGGAGCCGAACCAAGGCTTGCAACATTTCTTCTTAAATGCACCGACGCTACCGGAGATCTCGGCTGGTCTCAAAACGATGTAGTGCAAATTGGTTGGTCTGGTTCGGAAGCTAATAACAATAGTGGCATTTGCCCGTATTTCAACTCAACACAAATTGGCTTTGACACGAATAGTTTTATTTACCTTCAAAATAAAGGATCAATCAATAAAGCAGCGATAACTCTTTCGAAATGGTCTGTAATAATGAGGGCTTGGAAGTAATAAATGCCGTATAGAAAAGTCACATTTCCTCCCGGTATAAATAGAGAAGGAACTCAGTATTCCGCTGAAGGAAACTGGTATGACTGTGACTTGATTAGGTTCAGGCAGGGCAGACCTGAAAAAATTGGTGGCTGGACTAAGTATTCTCAAAGTGAATTTCTTGGAATATCTAGGAGCTTGTTGAATTGGTCATCCATTCTGGGTGCCAACTTGATGGCCGTAGGAACAGACAAGAAACTATACGTTGATCTTGGTGGCATCTATCACGATATCACGCCGATGGAGTATAAGTCTCAAGGAACGCTAGACCTTGACATGGCGAATACATCGACCAACACGAACGCGCAGCTTAGCTTTGACGTTCTTGCTGGTGATGTAGTCAGGATGAGCAGTGATGCAAATTCTGTAGGCGATGAGCTTATGATCGTTGCTACCGGAGGATTAGCCGGTGCAACCGTCGTGTTAGAGCGAGGCAGCTTCTCTACTATTACGTCAGAACACACGTCCGGGGATGCCGCGTTTCTTTTAGAAAAACTTTCAAACCCGATATATCCGATCGCAGGGTCAAGTACCGTACTTATAAATTTTGCAAATCATGGACTGACTACTGGGGACTTCATAAACTTCCTCAGCATGTCGTCCTCCCCTACAGGTCTGGATAGAAGATCTTTATTTTACCCGCTGTTCGACGGAGCTACTAATCCAGCATCTGGATATGACGCAGCGAGGTCAACTCAGAGCTGGTGTGTAACCAGAGTCTTGGACGGTGACTACTTCGAGATAACTTTAGAGAATTCAGTTACCGGAACTCCAGCAACACTCTCAGCAAGCATATTAAGCTCAGGCACAACAATACAGCTAAGTGTAAATACTTTTGTAAGTAGTGACTACATCAAGATTGAAGATGAGTATATACAAATAACTAGCGGTCCCTCTGGCGTTGGGCCATATACATACAACTGCAATAAAGGCCAACTCGGTTCAAGATCAAAGGATCACTCATCTGGTTTGCCAGTCTATCTAGTAGGTGCTTCTGGCGGTCTAGGCTCCGGCGGCGACACCATCATAATGAGGGACATTCAAGCATCCGAGTCCACATTCGTTGAGTTCAGCGGGTGGAGTGCTGGATCTTGGGGAGGGGTTCCATCAGCGACAACTTCGACAACGCTAAGTGCAAACCTAGCCGCTGGAGCAACTGCATCAGCGAACGTCGCAAGCACAGCTAGTTTCCCCTCATCTGGAAGCATAATTATAGATTCAGAGGTAATAAGTTATTCCTCAACTACGGGGACTACATTCAACACCCTTACCAGAGGGGACTACTCGACAGTCGATAGTTTCCACGCCTCGGGATCTTCCGTATTCCTTCTAGATCAATACTGGACAGCTTGGGGAGACCCGACAGTTCCCATAACGAATGACAACTCTAATCTAAATATTTGGTCGCTCGACACATTCGGAGAAGATCTAGTCGGGTGCAAGACAAGGACGAAGCCATTTTACTGGAACACGTCTTTGAAGATGAGTAATGGATACCCCTACAACACTAGGTATTCAACCTCTTCCCATAGCGCATCACCTAACGGATACGCATCTGGAATCATGCTGTCAGATGCAGTTCCGATGTCGTCATTGGGATTATCAACAGATGATGGTCATGGATCTGTTCCCGATCAAGTTGGATTCTTGATGACAAATCCAGCCTCTAGGCAAATTATTGCTTTTGGAGCAACTGATACATTCGGCAATTACGACCCGATGCTTATAAGATGGTGCGATATTGACAGACCCGGATCTTGGGAAGGAACAAGCTCTAACGCCGCTGGCGGCACGCCACTACAGAAAGGCTCTAAAATTATCTCGGCTGCTCGCTCTGACAGACAGATAATCGTCTGGACAGATTCATCTATGTACTCTTTGAGTTGGGTTGGCGGGAATTTTGTATTCGCACTTCAAGAAATTGCTGATGGAGTTTCTTTAGCTTCTATAAATGCACACAAGGCCGCCAGGGGAATTGTGTACTGGATGGGAGATAACAACTTCTTTCAAACTGATGGAACCACTGTTCAAAAAATAGATTGCTCTGTGCTTTCAAAGGTATTTGAAGAGTTAAATTACTTCAAAAGAGAAGTTATATTTACTGCCTCGAATTTGTTGTTTAATGAAATAATATGGTTTTATCCATCCAGAACGTCAAGTGAACCTGACAAATATGTTTTGTACAATTATGTAGATGGTACATGGGCGTATGGATCTATGCCTAGAACTGCTTGGTCAGATTCCGGCTTGAGGGAAAAACCAAACTCTGCTTACAGCAGAGGTCAGTATTCTTCTGGTGCATATCAAGGGATCGAAAGATCTATAATTTATAACCAAGAAGATGGGTATAAAGACGACCAGTCAAAAATGGATTCTTACATAGAAAGTGGATACTTCGATCTTGATGATGGAGACGAATCTATTTTTGTAGATAGATTCATTCCAGACATAAGAGGTTTGTATACGACTGTGCCTGAGATTGCTGTAGATCTTGTCGCAAAAGATTATCCAGCGTCAACCAGAACAACCACTAGATCATTAACTCTCGACCAGTCCATGGAATATGTAAACACAAGAATCCGGGGAAGAACTATGTCGGTCAAATTCTACGACAATAACAGCACTCGGGAAGAGTCAGGTTGGGAGCTTGGCGACTCAAGGATGCGAGTCAAACCGGATGGAAGAAGATAGTGGCTGAAAATAAAGATGACTTAAATAGAGAAATCTTCGTCAACATTCCTGCTGGAAAGAAAGAAAACTACACAGCGGAAGATAGGCGATCAAATAATAAGATTATAAAATTAACTATGGCGTTTCCGCCTATAGGTATAGTTACTTATGGCTGATGGATTCAAGATACTTGCTCAGGCGATACTCCCCTCCTCTACCAATCCGCCTTTTGCCGACTCCTCGGATTGCTTGATCTACCAAGTCCCGGTTGCTTCCGCCACGAGGTTCAACTCAAGGGATTACTCGCAAGCGGTTATATCTTCAATAATTGTCTGTCATGCAGATTCGGCAGCGGCTACTCATCCGTATACGATAAGAGTAGTGAAGAGTGGTTCTGGGTTCGATGATAAGCAATATGTAATTTATAATAAAAGTTTATCCGCAGGTCAGACTGACATTCTTTCATTAGGAATAGGATTAGTTTCCGGCGACGCGATATACGCTGAGTCTTTTAAAAACGCAAGTGCAATTTCTGATTTCTCTATAAGCATTTTTGGAACAGAAGTAGTCTAGGCAAAGCTATGGTTAATAAAAATTTTGGTCAATTCGAATCTCTGGAAGATAAAAATCCTACGGGCAAATTAATGCCTGATGAACTTCCGGCCATCGCCGGGAGCCCCTTGCCTGATGCGGGTTTAAAGAATAGGACGATGGGGGATGTATTCCCTGAAAAAGATCAACCCACTCCCGCTCAGTTCGATAACAGAAGTGAGGGCCTGAAAAGACTTAAGGCAATGCCCAACAGAAGTCCTCTCGGGCCTGTCACTGGAGCAAGGCGACCTTTGCCTACCCAGAAACCTTTGCCGATGCAGCAAGATCAGGATGAGGTTGGGACTGGCGATCGTTGGCTTGGTGAGCTTTGGCAAGGATTGACTGCTGACGAAAAGCCGCAGGGCGGATTCGCTGGCGGTGGCCGGGTAGCGATGGGGTCTCAGCCGGGAATGGATCTGTATAACAAAGTTACTATGGATCTTGAGTCCGGCGGCGTTGGCGGTTATGCCCAAGGCGGGATGATTGAGAAGTCTAGGGATATAGCTTCGAAGGGTCGCAATGGCGACACCATGCTTATGCACGTTAACCCCAAAGAGCTTAGTGGATTGCAGGCTCTTCTTGGCCCGGTCACCATAAACCCGGAAACGGGGAACCCGGAAGCGTTTGCTTGGTTTGCTGCGCTTCCCCTACTCGGCCAGATGGCCGTGGCCGGGGCCGCTGGCGCAGGCGTCGGCGCAGGCGTCGGCGCAATAGCTGGCGGCAAGGAAGGTGCGCTTCAAGGCTTAGCCATAGGCGGGATGCTCGGAACTCTCGGCGCTGGCGCTGCGGGCATAGCAGGGGCAGGAGCAGGGGCAGGATCAGGACTAGCGCCCGGAGCGGGCGTATTGGCTCCCGGTTACGGAGGAGGAGTTACGGCTTCTCAGCTTGCTGCCGGGAATGTGACTGCTGCGGAGCTTGCAAACTTAACGGCAGCTGGTTCTGGTTCTGGAGCAGGTGCTGGAGTAGGAGCAGGGCTTAAAGCAGCTTCGACGGGGCTTTCATCGCTGATGTCAGGCATGAGCAGGCCTAGTCAATCGCCTGCATCTCCCCCCCCGATGCAACCAGCGCCTAAATTCACGAAGCCTGTCAGCCCTTATGACTTAGATGAGCGACGCATGGCCGGCGGTATCGGATCTATCCCCGGATCTGGAAGAATCGTGTAGGAGTTTACAATGGCTATTGAAGATCCGAACAACACCGGAATACAAACCGTAGCTGATAACCAAGAGCAGTTCGATGAGACGCCCTCTTGGTTCAACCCGGATAGTCTAGAAACTGGGGCAGACCTCGGCGTGCAGAATACGCAAGGACTGTACGGGTACGGTCTTCCGCAGTATGGGGAGTTTACGCCGACTGATCTTCAGGAAGAATTTGATCCCTACGCCTACGACTTTGAATCGGCAACTGACACTTCGTATATGCTCGAAGATCCGGAAGTTCCCTCCGGTCTAACTGAGGTATACGCTCCAACGGAGAGAGATCCATTTAGGAGTGATTGGAACGAAGCAAGCCTGAGGGAAATTGTAGGCTATGAAGGGGAGCGGTTATCGCCTGAGCAGATGAGTGTTGCTCAAGAAGCTGAGCTTTTCCTTATCTCCTTAGAGCAAGAAGCACTCGGCCAAGGGTTTACAGATGTAAACAGTTTTCTCAGATCTATTGAGCTTAACGATGAAATGTATTTCCGTGCGCTCAAGAATAAAATTAATGAAAGCTCTGCAATCTTAAATCAGTTCGGCGATCAGTATAGGTTCGAAAGAGCATCAGACGCAGCCGCCCAGATAGGCGAACCGAGAACAGATGCAGAGCGGTTTGAGTTAGCTAGACAAACCTTAATCAATCTTGTTTCGCTAGGTGTCTACACAGAAGCAGAAGCTATTGCAATACTTAGCAGCGATGAAGAGATATACAAACTCTTAGGCCAAGAAGCTCCGGAAGTTCCTTCCTTTGGAGAGGCAGAACAAAATTTTATTTACGCACCTTGGGACACGGACAGGCAGTTTGGTTTCCAGTTCGATCCCAACTCCGGCTCCTTTGTCCCAGCTCTTGACGAGAATCAGTTCATCGCCAGTAACAACGACGGAGAAGAGTTCATTGTTACGCATGACCCAAATGACAGGTACTTGATTACTGGTATAGCAAGCCTGAGCGAGTACCCCGATTTCTTTACAGGAGAAACTCAAAGCACGACTGAAGAGCCGAGTCCCGGTCAAGAAGAAACCCCAAACCTTCGATACGCTCCGTGGGATACTGACAAACAGTTTGGCTATACCGTATCCAGTGGAGTTCCTCAGTTATCTCTTTCTGCTAACCAAGAAATAATGACAGATACGAGAGGCAGGAGCGTACTCTATACATTCGACGATAACGGTCGCCCTGCTTCTGCGGTAGATGTAACCGACTTGCAGTCCATCCTCTTGGGAAACAACCCTCCCAGTATCACAAATTATAACTATAGCGATGGCGATCAGGGCGGCGATGGCGAAGTAACCCAAAATCCACCCACAGGTGGAGGGTTAGTTAGTGTCATCGGTGGTCCGTTAGATCCTCTGGAAATGCCTGTCTTCGCCGGGAGTAACGATTACGATTTTGGATCTGATTTAGATAACTTTCCATCTTCAGTTTTGAAATTGTTTACAGGCGATGAACCTGAGTTAAATCTACAATCTCTTTTATCTACAAACTTTAATTCAGACCCAATACTAAATGAAAATTTTGCCAAGGTATCCAAAGAGCAATACGACGTGGCCGACGGCCCGAAAACGACAGCTCAAAGAGTAGTTCAAGATGGCCTAAATAGCTATCGCTACGAAACTGACTACTATGTATTTGAAGGCTCCCCAGAAGAACTGAGTCAAATAAACTACGAACAGCAAAATCTGGTAAATTTCTCAAGAGACGGGGATAACTTTGCAGGGATTGACTCTTCATTCCAAGAGGAAATGTTTAACGAACTTGTTCAAAACTATGTAGGCGGTAGGGGATCACGAAGATCTAGAAACTTAGGCGGAAAGTATATACCGGCATGGTCTTCTAATATATTTACCGATAACGATTTCATAGAATCTATGATCGTTTCTCTTGATGAATATATGGACGTAACTGGAGTTCCGTTCGAATCAATTCTTAGATCTTCTCATGAAGATATAAATTCAGGATTTGATCTTGAGAATCCGGACACCTTTGACATATCTCATTTTATGTTCGGAGATGAAGAGTCTGGTTGGGATGGATACTACGATACTTTCGCTCAACTTGTCAGAGACAGTGGTGGATCTGTAGGTACAGAACAAGATATTAATCAGATAATTCCGTTGGAAAGACTTGCCTTGCTAGCGTCCTTTTCATTACAGCCTGTAGACAGATTAATGAACCCCATAGTCAATGAGAGAATGGGCGGTGAAGTTCAGAACGTAACGACTTCTTTAACGCAAGAATTCTTAAACCGTTATGGACCGTATGAACCACCTCAGTTTGTACAAGATGTAAACGCTATCAACATGAAAGCTGGTGGTGGCTACATCGGTGGATTCGATGGCGGCATGGACGACACAATATCTACAACGATAGATGGAAGCGACCCAGCTGCATTATCAAGTGGGGAGTTCGTCATTCCCGCAGACGTTGTATCCCACTTAGGCGATGGGAACAATCAAAATGGAGCAGCAAAGCTGTATAACTTCTTGGATCAGGTCAGGGTAAATAAGACCGGATCAGTAGAGCAGCCTGCCCCTATAAACGATGGTATCATGTCTAACATGATTGGAGATAATTATGGGTTCTAGCGGCGGCGGCGGTACGCAAAGAGTTATCCAAGATCTTCCCTCTTGGTCTAAGCCGTATTGGGAAGGTATCGCAGCTACGGGTAAGGGCATTGCCAATCAGAGGTACTCGCGATATCCGGGCCAACGAGTTGCCGGGTTTTCGCCGATGGAGCTTCAAGCGTTCGGCGGTGTGCAGTCCCTCTACGACCAAGGGGCCAGACCTGAGCTTGCTCAGTCTAGGGGTATTGCCTCTCAGGCTTCGAGAGTAGGATTCGATACGCCTACATTCCCTGCGATGTCTCAGCAATACATGAACCCGTACCTTGAAAACATACTCGATCTCGGAAGAGAGAGAATGATTGAAGACTATCAAGGTGCGCTGAACCAGTCCAGAAGAAATGTATCTGACGCTGCGATAGCCGCCGGGGCGGTGGGCGGAAGAGGAACTTTAATGGGGGCGAGAGAGGCTGGAGCTATTTCCGATGAAGCCCTTCGAGCAATGAGAGAGTTCGAAGCTGACACAAGATTTAGAGCGTTCGATCAAGCTCAACAGGCTTTTGCCCAAGATGTTCAGAATAGGCAGTCTGGAGCAAGGCTTGGATTGGACGCATCGGCACAGCTTCAGAACTTAGCGAACATGCAGCAAACTCAAGCCCTAGAAAGAATAAACGCATTACAGCAAGCGGGAGTTCGAGGCAGGGAAATGGAACAGGCCATACGGGATCAGGCATACCAAGATTTTGTTGAGCGCAGAGATTGGAAACGAAACCAGCTTAACTACTTCGCCTCCCTGTTGTCTGGAACTCCTTACGCAACGGCAATGAATCAGGCGACTAGAACGCCGGGTCCGAGCGCGGGTCAGATTGCAGGCGGTTTAGGCATAGCAGGTATTGGCGCTCTCGGCAGCTACCTCGGATCTTAAGGGTAACATCATGACTGCAAATTTATTACAGCTACAAGAAATGCTTCGCAATTTAGACATGCCTTCTGTTCAGAAGGTTGCTGCCGGTGAGTCAGGCAAAGCAGCTCAGATCTTAGGCATGGATGAGATCAAAAGAAGAACCGAGATGTTGAGCGAAATGGAATCCAAGCAGGGTGAAAAGCAGATGCAAGATCCCGCCTTGGTAGACCAGTATCTCGCAATGTCTCAGCAGGTCATGGGCCAACCTGCACAATCAGCGCCCCAAGCTCCACCGATTCAATCTCAAGGTGGGATTATGGGCATGATGCCTCAAGATCAGATGCAGCCTCAAATGGATGTGCCCACTCAAATGATGTACGGAGGAGGAAGCGTCAGGAAATTCCAGACAGGCGGTGGCATACCCCCTCAAGCTAGGCAGCAGATGATGGCTTTTAATCTATACGATACTATTCGTCGTGCAAGTGGAGGTGGCAGAGAAGAGATTATAAGAAAAATTAGGCAAGAAGCTATCAAGCAAGGAGTTGATCCGAATCTAGCAGTAGCTACGGCTATGACTGAATCCGGATTAGATCCGATGGCAGTATCTCCTGCCGGGGCTCAAGGGTTATTCCAACTAATGCCCGGAACTCAAATCGAAGTAGGCGTTAGCAATCCGTTCAATGTGGACGAGAATATTGCTGGTGGAGTTTCCTACATAGATAAAATGGCCGAAAGGTTTCCTGATTCCGAAGACGCAATACGAGCTTATAACTGGGGTCAGGGGAATATGGGTAACTACCTTACGGGTAGATACCTTTCGAAAAATCCGGTTGGCGCAATTCCGGAAGAAACAAGGAACTACCTAACTAGGGTACAGACTATTCAAAACCTCTTAGGCTACAACCCGATTGTTGAAACAGCAGGTGATGATTTCCCCCAGACTCCGTTTAGTCCAGATGGTGTCGGCTACTTGCCGGCTCCGGATCTGACAATGCAAAGTCAAGTTCCTACGCGAAGTCAAGTTTCTGAGAGTCCGCCTACTTTGGAAGAGCTTATGGCTATAACAGGTATGCGAAGTCCGGCATCGGGAATACCGACAAAAGAAATAGACACCGGCAGGAACGCTATTCCCGAACCCGTAGATGTAGCCAATGCGTTAGCTTCGGGGGTATACGGAGAGTCCCAAATGAAACGGCCTCCCCGTGAGTACGGAAGCATAGTCGAAGAAAAGCCAGATCTGTTCTTCGCGAGTCCCGGTGAGATTCCGAGTAAAGCAAGCGAAGAGTCGATGGTCGATGCCACTGATGAAATGTTTGATGAAATAATAGGTAAATCGAGAAAGATCAGGGTAACGCCAGAAACCTATTCTGCCTCTGAAACTACAAAATCCAGAAATCTCCAGCCTTTATTCGACGCGATGATGCGTGGTGGTCTTGAGTTCGCCTCCGGTAAAAACATCGGAGAGGCAGGGATCGCTGGTTTAAATCAAGCGACCACTCTTGCTCAGCAAAGAAGAGAGAACGCTAGAAGAGATGCAGCAGAGAAGTTAGCAGAGAGAGTTGGTGAATCTAACATAGCGTTAAACAAAGCCAGAGGAGAGGCCCTCGAGGATACATACTATCAAGCTGCTAAGGTAGCCCAAGCTGTTTTAGCCAAAGACCCCAAATTCTTTATGGCTTCGCCAGCAGAACAGCAAAGATTATTATCAGAGTTAATATCGTCGATACAGAGTCGTGGACTTGGTGGTGGAATCTCTGGAATCCCAGCTAACACCGAAAGATTCAATGCTGCGTTTGGAGCAATGTAAATATGGCTTGGCTTGAGAACGAACCGAATGGCATAGAGTTACCTGACGGGAAGGTAATATCGTTTCCTGCTGGTATCACGAGAGAACAGGCTTATCAACAGCTGATGCAGGAGAGACCTGATCTTTTCGAAAAGCCTTCTGGTTTCTTCCCTGCTGCTAGATCTACGGTCACGCGAATGGCCGGAGCCTTATCTGCGGCACCGTCAACAGTTCTCGGTGGCTTTGGCTCTCAAGAATCTTTAGACGAAGCCGGACGGATATACGAAGAAACAAACAGAGCAGCTGCGGAGATTCTGCCTGAGCCTGTCGAATACACAGATATCTTTGATGATTACGAGAAAAAAGGTTTAGCAGACGCAGCAAGCACCGCTTGGACATTCGCAAAAGAACAAGTTGGCATATCTACTCCGTACATGCTTCCCGCGATGGCTGCTGGCAAGGTCGGGGCTTCGGATCTTGTAGCTAAAACTAAACTGGGACAAAAAGTTGGCGCTGGCCTTGCTAGGCTTTTGCCTGTCCTCAGGGCCGGAGCAACCGCTTCGCCTCATCCTTTAGCGAAGGCTGGATTTGGTGCAGCTTTCGCTATCGGAACTCTCGCCACTCAATTCTTTGCAGACAACCTCGAGCGACAGTATGAAGTTGCCTCTGAAGGTGGGCAAAAAGATGTAACGCCGGAAGACATAAACAACTTTGCTGCCGCTGCCGCCGCCGGTCCGCAGGCAGCAATGGACTACATATTCATTGCCTTGACCGGAGGCATTGGTCGTGGCGCTCAGCTTGCGGCGACCCAGAGCCTTAAACAATCCCTTGCCGCCACCACCACGCGAGCCGGGAAAGAGACATTATCAAAGACTATCGGCAAGGGGGCCTTAGAGTCATTAACGGAATTTCCTACGGAGTTGATGCAAACGGTACTCGAAAGAGCGCAAGCTGGCGAGTCTATCAGCTTAGATGATGTTGGATTTGTTGATGAGATGAAAGCAACTGTAGCCGGAACCATCCCTGTAGTGGGAGTTTTCGGAGCTGCCGGTACATACAGGTCTCATCGAGCAAATAAGAAAGCTGAAGAGAACTGGAATAAAATGTCTGATGCCGAAAGGAGGCTCAGAAAAAGTCAGGACTCTCAGAGGGAAGCTGCTTATCAAGCTGAAATAGAAAGAGCAGAAAGGATTCAATCGGAGAATGAAAATCGTTGGAGGTTAGCTAACGAAGAAGCTGGCAGAAACAACGATACAGTCAGAATGGCTGGACTTCAGGCTCAAGAGAACACTCCTGTAGAGATAGCAGATGTCATAGAGGCTGCTGACTCCAGAAACATTCTTACGAATACAGACGGGTTTAGGGCTTTTGTATTACGGCAAACGAACGGCAGGACAGCAAACTTAAAAGATACTGACAACAAAGAAAGAAGAAAGATTAGATCGGTACTGTCTGGCCTGAAGGTTCAAGAGTACGTCGAAGAAGATGGCGGAGCGGACATGCCTATGTTCACCCGAGCGCAGTTCGATGCTGCCGTGAAGGGAACTCGAAAGGCTAAGTCGATTAATGGAGACACCGTTCGCCAAGTTCTGGGAATGGGGAACTCCAAGACTGACAGAGCCGTTGCTTCAAGTATTGTTCAAGCGTTAGAGACTAGAGGATACGCTCAAAGAGTTAGTCAGAAAGATAGAAAGAAACCTCTAAAGCCCAGAAGAACTCCCTACACAGAGAACCAGTACGAAGAACTTCTTAGAATCGGCCAAGAGAATGGACGAATAACTCAGGGTGATTTTGAAAGTGTGACTGGTAAGTACGGTGCAGAAACGTACAAGGAGTTTATCTCTGACATGCGGGTCAGGGGAGACCTCCCTAAGACTGATAAAGTTAAGGGCATGTTTACGCCTGTCACTTATCAGGACATTCAAGAAGCTGATGACGGAAGGGCTTTAAAGGTTGGTGACTACGAAGTCACTACTGAGCCCTCCGAAGGTTACTTCGTTCGTAACGCGAACGGCGAGATTGTAGACGGTGCGATTAATAGAAAAGAAGCCATCAACTCCGCTAAGCGTTTGAAGCATCGGAGCAGAAGCTACACCGTAAAGAAAAACGGACAAGAAATAAAAACTTACAAGAACAAAAACAACGCTAAAAGTTTAGCAGAAGAAATTGAAACTTCTGATCCGGGCGCAAGGGTGGAAGTTTTATCGAATCAACCTGTTGATTTCGCAGTAGACAAGAATAAATCGAGTGGGTTCGCAACGATTGAAAGAGTGAACGAGGAGGGGAGAACAACTTCTGTTCTTGAATACGGATTTGCTCCCGATGAAAACTCCGCAAACATTCTTAGAGACGAAAGAATTTCAGAACTCACTCCCGGTCTAGCTGACTGGGATGTTCGAAGTGCTGAAGAAAAATCTCGCGCCCGCGAAAGACTCGCCGGTTTCTTCAGGGCTCGCGGAGCCAGACTAGATCCAGCGTTAAGGGAAGAGTTCGCGACAGCGGAGGAGCTTCCGAGCTTTGCCCCTGAGAGAAGAATCGAAGGCGATCAAACTCAAAGGAATCAAACGATTCTTAAAGAGCTTGAGCAAGCTTTAGTTGATGCCGGTGTCAAGAGTGACGTAGCCGCAAAGGTAATCAATGAGTCCGTAAATGCAGAAGGATTCTTTGACCCCAACCTCGGCGGGCTTCGGACTATTGCAATCAACTTAAACCACCCGACTGTCAGGAATGCGACAACGGATGCAGAGATCCGTCAGGCGGTGAGAGATGTTGTAAATCACGAAGCTATCCACGCCATGAGAGATCTAGACTTGTTCACGATGAACGAGTGGAGAGCATTAGTTAATGCGACTTACAGGGTCAAGCGGAGCGATGGTAAGTCATTTAGCGAATGGGCCGAAGAAACCTATAAAGGCGTAAACGGTTACGAAACTGAAGAATCTATTCAAGAAGAAGCTGTCGCTGAAATGTACCGGCAGTTCTATTCAGATAAGAATGTCAGAAGACAAATTGCTGGTCGTCCCCGGACTCTGCTTGAGCGCATCCAGAGATTCATGGAGAAACTTGCCAATGCGTTCAGCGGTATCGGATTTGCTGACGCCTCGCAAGTTATCAGCAATATCGGAACTGTTCAATCTAGAGAAAGAAATCAGATCAGGACTCTTAAGGACACCGAGGAATCCTCTGCTCAACAAGCAAGAATAATCAGAGGCGAGATTGCAAGAAGGCAGGCAGATTCCGAGCAGCCTGAAGAAAGAAAAGTCAACAAGACTTTAAAGCGTCACTCGATCACCAGCCAGAAAATGCTTGGAGAGTTTGAAAGAAGAGAAGAAGAGTCAGACTCTGCATACAAGCAAGAGCTTATTAAGGAGATGTCTAAACGGTCTGTTGCGGGTGACAGCTCTTACTTACTCGAAGTGCCCGGCGGTTTCGTTCCTGCTGACATGACAGCAAAGTTCTCTTTGAAGTTAGACAGCATGACGGATTCAGACTTAAATTTATTGAGCGACACTAGATATACCAGAAGGCTCATGCAGGCAGCGGGCATAAAAAATTCTGGCTCCGTTGACAATTACATGCGTTTTGCAAACGCAATTAATAGAGCCGTAAGAAATATAGTAAAGGGTCAAAGAGTAGAAGATCGAAGAATTCTCAACGTAGACGACAATCCCATGGAGGGCGAAGAGTTAAAGAGCCAAATAGAAACTTTAGAAGCTGAATTACAAAGTGTAAAAAACACTAAGTCAAGAGAGCTGCATAGGCCACAGTATGGTCATGGATTCTTATATAACGATTCTACCATCCCACTTCAAGAAGGGGTAATTCAGGAAGTAGAAAAACTTAACGGATTTGCTTTTGAAAATGATGGTCATGACATGGGATATCAAGAGCAAAGCACTATCTTGACAAGTGAATTCGAATTCTCTGGAGACTTAAAGCAAGAGTATGATTTGAATGTTGAATTAGTCTTAAACACACTATCCGAAAGAGATTATACTTCGTTCAATAAAGGACATCTAATTGTCTCAGCGGTTCAAGAAGAACTTGAGAATGGTTCCATATCATTTATAAAGCCAGCTATAGAATTTGGTCACGAAAACCATCTCCCGATGGAAGCAAGAGCTGTTGTGGTTCTTAGCGACTATGGAAAACTTAAGGATTTAATTGACTCAGGAAAAACTCCAAGCGCCGTAACTATCGCGTCGCTCCATAAAAGGTATGTAAATCCTATAATAGACAGCCTCAAACACACCGGCTCTTCGACGCAAGCTAGGCTTATTTTGAGAAGTTTAGATAACTCAGAATTGGCTATTAACTCTACGATGAAGGGCTTATCGGATGAAACGCCAAGATTTTTGGAAGGTTACAAGGCTGTCTTGGAATTTTCCGAAACGTATTTCGACAACAAGTCAGCAGGTGTTGAAGGTTTAAAACAAAGCATAGAAGAAATAGTTAAAGATAAAGACAATCAATGGGACAATGGCCCACGCAGCATCCAAAACTTCACCGGGTCTGTTCTGCAAACTCCCGTAGAAAGAGCCCATGCGGCTATCTTTAAGTATATCTTTGAAAGCACTACGCCAGCTACAAACATGCCTACCTTTAGAGGTACAACTCTTTCTAGATTTTTATTTGACATTTCTTCAAGGGATGAAGCTGGCGCACTCGGGGGCACAACTACCTACGAGGAAGCACTTGATTGGGCGAATGAAAGAGCGGTAAGCAGGACAATATCTATAGACGGAATTGGAGAATTATCTTCTAAAATAGAAACGGCTGAAGATGACTTTAATGATGGTCTTCTTTTTGTATTACCTGCTGGAAACGTGCGCGCCCAAACTCCTGCTCACATGCAAGAGCAAGCAAGAGGTTTCGACTATGAAGCTGGATTGTTTACTAGCGGAACTTTTGAAGTAAAAGAATTTTATCCTTTCAAAAATGCTTTAGAGTATAACGACTTAGTAATTAATGTTCTAGGTCGGCAACTAATGGAGATGGCTGAGCAACGAATGGCAGTGAGTAAGGGAGAAAGATCAGATCAAGATATTTATGATGGAGTATTTCCATTAATAAATAAATCTTTTAGCCCAATGAGTAATATAGATTCTTTGGAAAGTTGGAAAAATTCGAACGATTATATTATTCCATTTCTTTCTTATCGCACACGATCTAACAATACTAAAGATTTAGAGACTAAAATATTCAAAGCACTTTTATTGAAAGGACTTTCATCATCTGAAGATTCTGCTTCAAAAATCGTTAAGTTAGATGAAGATGGTAAATTAGAATTTGATATTGACTGGTATTACGAATGGAAACTCAACCAGCCTTCTGTCAGTTTTGAAGAAGAAGAAAATTCTCTTATCCGTACAATTCTATTTAGAGCAATTACTGGCGATAAAGTAAACGGCGCGTACAACCGTAAGCTATTTAACGCTTTACACACGATGGTTTCTATAACTCCTCCAGTTATTGACCTAGAAGCACTTCCAGATTTAGAGGGTTTCGTTGATGGCAATTTTTATTATTGGAGTAACTCACCCCAAGAACTTTTAAAGAAAGCAGCTGAAGATGCAAATGTTTTTCACTATAGAAAAGATGATGATGTACCTTCGGCTCAACGCGGACGTGGCGTCAAGGGTGGGTTCGTCGTACTTAATCAATTAGATAATGATATGAAGAGCTTTGGGGCAAATTATCTAGCATCCAAAGACGCCGTGAAGGAGAGAGCCCCCGTTATAGGTTGGACTAGGAGCCCGAAATGGTCGATTGTTAACGTAGACGAGGGCGGATTCCAACAGGTTGGGAGCCAAACTGGATCAAACGCAGGTGGAATGTATAGAAACGAAGACACCGGGGAGCAGTATTACGTTAAGACACCGAGAGATCCTGATATCGGGAGAAACGAAATTCTCGCTAGTAAGCTGTACCAGCTTGCCGGTGTCGAAGTCGCTGACGCTAACCCCGCAGTAAGGAACGGCGAGTTTTCTGTAGCCTCTTCGTTTGTTCCCGGTTTAGAGATGGATGAAGATCTTCTTGCAAGCGAGAGAGTGCCGGGCGTGCAAGAGAACTTTGCTGTCGATGCGTGGCTGGGGAACTGGGATGTTGTTGGGCTTGTGTTTGACAACCTGCTTATCAAGGAAGGGCGCGGGGTTAGGATTGACCCCGGCGGCACGATGGCTTATCGCGCTCAGGGCGGGCTGAAGAATGATATGCGAGCAGGTCTCTGGGGTCCGGAAGCTAACGATATAGATTCCATGAGAGACATGAATATTGCCCCGGAAGCCTCTCAAGTCTTTGACAAGGTTACAGACGAAGACTTAGTAAAAGGCATTGACAAGGTTCTTTCTATTCCTGTTGATGATCTTCGCAAAGCTGTTAGCGAATTTGGCCCTGTTGACCCAGAAGAAAACGAAGAAGCGTTCAACATCCTTGAAGCAAGGAGAAGGGATCTAGCTTCTCGCAGGGCAGATATTGTCGGCGACAGCAGCGCCGCAGCCCAGTTCACCAGCACGGGCCAGCCCGGAAGAAAGTTCTCCCTGAACGATCTTCAGTGGAAAGACAAGGGTACCGCAAGCCAAGAGACTAGCTCTGTCGAATCCTTCTCTCCTGATAAGGCGATAGAAAAGGTCTCCGAGTCTACGAACGAAAGGGGTCGGGAGAGAGATCGCAAAATAATTAGAGCGATGAAGGACTTTAAGACTTCTCCTGACTTTGACATAACCGAGATTACACCTAAGGAGTGGGGTCCGATAGAGAATATATCTAGCCCGTCTTACGGTGTCATGGTCAAAGATGATAAGGATAATATCGTATTAAGAGAAGTCGAAAATTCATTTAAAGGATACAACTGGAGCATAGCCAAGGGCAAACTCGACCCCGGAGAATCCCCTCTTGAGACTGCACTCAGGGAACTCAAAGAAGAGACTGGGATATCTGAAGACACTGTTCCGAACTTCAGAATCATTGGAGCTTTGCCGGGTCCGTACTCTTCAGATGAAAGCGACACTTATTTCTATGTCGCACAGTTCGATAGCCAGACTTCAGATCAAGGAATTTCTAAATTCGGAGATGACTTAATCAATAAAACTCCGGGCTTTATACCTAGAATTTCAAAAGAAAAGTCAACGGTTTCAGCTGACCAGTCGATCATGGATAATATGTCTATACCGATTGCGCTAGGAGAAATGAAGCCTCGTAAACTTTCATTATCAAATGAGAAGCTAGTGGAGCTTACCATAGATACAGCTCGGACAAAGGGCGATAGATCTTATGACGTTCTCCACGCCACGATAAGCCCTCCGCCTGTCCATAAGAGTCTTTGGGAATCTGTAAAAGACGTACTATCGGACAGGCCTCTTGCTTGGTTTAGGCAGAAGTTTATAGACAAGTATGAAGGAATACGAAGAGCTGTCGAAAAAGCTAGAGAAATTAGAGGAGATGAAAGCTACATGCTTGCTGGCATGGACGCGCTCAAGGCTGCGTACTTATCAGACAAGTCTAAAGGCATAGTTCAAGAAGCCATTACATCGGGAAGGTTGGTCTACAGGGATGGAATAACCCGAGTGGATACAAACGAAAAGGGGCTTATCGAAATATTACAGCCTCTGTTCAAAGGGGAAGTTGACCTCCTTAGAGATTGGCATGTATGGAAGATCGCAATCAGGGAGGGGAGATTTGAAAAAGAAGGCAGGATGGTCTCGATGTCTGCCCAAGAGAGACAGACCGTCATGGATACAGCTCAGGCTAACGGCTGGACAGAGCTGTTTGAATCTGTAGATGCAGACTACAGAGAATGGAATGATGCAATCGTTGACTACATGAAAGACACAGGAATTATCAACGACAGCATGGGGGAGGTCTTCAAGAAATACGGAGACTACATAGCGTTCTATAGAGAGTTCGAAGGCGAGGCGGATGAAAGACTCATAGCTGGAATGCAAGATCTCATAGGGGAAGAGCTTGCCCAGATGGAAAGAGATGGACGGATGCCGCCCATGAATGCTGCCCAGAAATCCAGAATGCCTTCCTCTATGTTTGGCTCCTTGACTGGAGCGAAGCCGCCTCGCAAGGCAAGGGGCGGAGATTCGATGGTTGTCGATCCGCTTACTGGAATTATGCGAAACCTAGAAGCGGCTGTCACCAGCGGAATGAAGAACGTCGCAGCAACTAGAGTGATGGACGACGCTGTTCTCATTGGAATGGCAACAGAAGTAGAGCCTAGTCAAGTAAGAGCAGACACTCACTCTGTAAGAATGGATGGAGAAGATAGATACTTTAATGTTTTTGATCCGCTTCTGCATGACTCTCTCGCTGGGATGGCCGAGGGGCACATAAAGTATTTGAACTTCTTTTCCGCTCCCGCTCAGTTCCTTAGGGAAATGGTCACTCGAAGCCCTGACTTCATCATGGCAAACTTACTCAGAGACTCCTTGTCCACTTGGACTACTGCCGGTGGTACAAAGCCTGTCATAGACACGATGAGAAGTTTCTTTAGCGGAGAAAACGATTCTTATCAGACCCTAAAGAGCGCAGGGATTATCAGCGGATTTGACAACGCAAGGACAACTAAAGATCTTGTCAAGAAGTTTACTAAGAAGTTGAAAGAAGAAGGGCAGATGCCGGGGAAGAAGATTCCATTCTGGTCTTCGGCTACAAAGCTGTGGGATTGGAGTGGTGATGTATCCACTAAGTCTGACGCAGCAACAAGACAAGCGGTCTATGAAAGCGTTCTTCAAGATCTATTAGAAAAAGGATTCACGAGAGGCCAAGCGGAATCGGAAGCTATCTATCAGGCGGCTGAGGTGATTAACTTTTCTAGAAGAGGAAACTCTGGACTAGCGAAGATAATCACTGCCGTTGTTCCATTCCTTAATGCAAGAGTGCAAGGCTTAGACGTTTTGTATCGAGCAGGGACAGGTAAGTATTCTACCGTAACGAACGAGACTCGAAACAAAGCACTCATAGGATTTTTGAGTAGAGCTTCCCTGCTAGCTACAGCATCCCTTATGTACGCCGGAATGGTGGAAGATGAAGATGAATACAAAAATGCAAAGCCCGAAGTAAGAGATGATAACTGGATTATCCCCGGCTTTGGTGATATGCCCGGCTTTAAGATACCTGTACCTTTCGAAGTTGGGTTCCTATTTAAAACTGTGCCGGAAAGAGTGTATCACTATTACAGTGGCGACCAGACATACAAGCAATCTGTAGATGCAATCAAGAGAGGAGTCGCTTCGACTCTTGAGATCAATGTCTTCGGTCCTCAGTTTGCAAAGCCTGTCTTAGAAGCAATGATGAATCATTCATTCTACACCGGCAGCACCATCGTGCCTTGGTATTTAACTAGAGCTGACCCTGAATATCAAAAGAGATTATCTACAAACGAGCTTGCTGTAACAATCGGAGAAGCGTTTGACGCATCACCGCTTAAGGTAGAGCATGTCCTTAGGGGATACACAGGAACGCTGGGCGGCTACATATTGACAGTTGCTGACTGGGCAATGAGAAATGTTAAAGGGCTACCCGCAAGGCCGACCTTAAGAGCGGATCAGATGATGATCGCTAGGCGCTTCTTGCAAAGCGCAGAGGGATCAGCAGGTGCAATGTCTGAGTGGTACGCATTCAGAAATTCAACGACAGGAATACTGAACGCTTTTAACTCAGCAAGGAACGATGGCGATATTGAAAAAGCCAGAGAGATATTTGAAGAAAACTCAGGTGTTATATCCATGAAGCCTGCGATCAACGCAATAGACACAGAGCTAGAGAGATTGAGAAGGGCTGAAAGGTTTATATTGCTAGACACTAGGACAGACCCAGACCAGAAAGCAGAAGCCATTAAAAGAATTGATGCTCTCAGGAATGCAATACTGTCCTCTTCGAATAAGGTCATGGAAAAATCTGATCTATCTCCGAGATTTCCGTTCCCTCTATCCGCATTGAATGACTAGCTAAATGACAGTATTAAAATTAAAACACGACGTGTCGATGAACGGGGTCAAGCCGGAGCTTGTCCTTGGCCTGCAAGTTGCGCTTGGATATTTCTGGTCGATGGGTTTGCAAGACATGGTTGTCACATCACTGTGTGATGGAAAGCATTCGCCAAACTCATTGCACTACGTCGGCTACGCAGCCGATCTGCGGATTTGGGCGATAGAAGAAAAGGATTTAGTTGAGTTCACGGAGGGCTTAGCTATTGAGCTAGGTGACGAGTTTGATGTTGTTCTCGAAAGAGATCATATACACATCGAGTTCCAACCTAATAAGAGGTGAAAAATGGATTGGATATTAGAAAACATTAACAGCATTATAGAGATTGCATTGAACTTAGTGGGAGCATTCGCTGTCGTTGCGACGATGACTCCCAACGATTCCGATAACAAGTTTGTTGATAGCATCTTAAAGGTTATTAACATTCTCGGAGCTAATTTCGGCAAAGCAAGTAACGGCTAATGATTGAAGCTCTGTTCTCAATCGCTGTTTCCATAGGGACTGTCATAGCATTCTCGCTTCTTTGGGGAGAAGACAAAAGAAACCTCGGAAAGATCAAGAAAGAGAACCAACATGCTGAAGAAAAACTCAACAGCATATCAAAAGGTATTGAGAAACTTCTCGGACCTCGCCCTAATCGCGCTGTGCTTATCAAGCATTGGAAGCGCAGGCTGCGCGAAGCAACCGAGGGAGACGATAGTACCACCCTGCCCGGTCCCGAATCAGGAAGCGATCGAAGCTCTGAGTGACGAGTACGTCCCGTTGCCAGTTCTTCAATACCTGATTGATATTGATATGTATTGCGATGCAATCGACAGCATAAGAGAATAAACAAGGAGGCCCCTGTTTCGGCAGGGGCTTTTTTATGTCAAACAAAAAACAAGAACTTACCGAAGAGAGAATCAGAAGAGACATTCACCAGCTGAAGCCTCCTCCTCCTTACAAGAGAGCATCAAAGAAACCTAAATTGGGAAAGACAATACTCGTTGTGCCTGACAGTCACGCAAAACCCGGCATATCCAATCATAGATTCGAATGGTTAGG